GATAATGCAATTTGAATACGACAAACTACTTGGTGGTGTGACAACCAAACAACCGAATGACTCGGCCGTATTTGATAACGTAAAGCGGTACTTTAATACGATATCCCTTGCGGGCAGCAAGCTTGATGAGTACAACAAGTCGCTTTTTGTGTTCGCTGCGGTCTCTAAGATTGCTGAAAACGTTGGATTTGGCGATCTTCGTCTTTATGAGATTGTGAACTCCGACGGGGAGCGTGAGCAGGTACGAAACCACGAGGCGTTAGACAGGCTATACAACCCCAACCCCTTTGAGACAAAAACAGAGTTCTGGGAAAAGCTTTCCATTCACCTTAGTCTGACCGGTGACGCGTTTATTTTGAAAGTTCGTGGTGAGAATACGGACGACGTGCAGGAGCTTTACAACCTGCGGCCGGACAGAATGCGGACCGTATCCGGTACCGATAAACTGGTAGACCGGTATGAGTTTACTCGCTCGGGTGGTGTTACCACGTTTGACCCGGACGATATTGTCCATATCAAGTACCCGTCTCCGCTGTCTCGGCTTGTGGGTACGTCACCAATTGAGGCAGCCGCCGACAGGGTAAAAACCGAAAAGCAGGCCGGCAGTTACCAGAAGAACTTTTTTGAAAACTCCGCCCGGCCGGATTTTATTCTCGAAACTGACGGTAACTTGAACAAAAACCAAAAGGAAGACCTCAAACGCTCCTGGCAGAAAGAACACCAGGGGGCAAAAAATGCCGGTGCTATGGCGGTGCTTGAGGGTGGTCTCAAGTACCAGCAAATCTCTATGGGGCCAAAAGACGTCGATTATATTGAAACAATGAAGCACACCCGGGACGATATTCTCTCAGCGTTTGGCGTACCCAAACCGCTAATAGCGATGGATGAGAATATTAACCGCTCAACAGCGGAAACGGCCAAAGCCTTCTTTTTGGAAAACAAAGTGTATCCGGAACTGCAACGAATTGTTGAAAAGTTGAATTATGACTTTATAATTCCCGAGTACGGACAGGAGTACGAGCTGGAAGCTGTTGACCCCACTCCAGAAAACCAAGAGAAGAAGCGCAAGCGGTATCAGGCCGGTCTTGAGGGCAATTACCTAGTACCCAACGAAATTCGACGCAAGGAGGGACTGCCACCACTTGAAGGCGGCTGGTCAATCTTCCAGCCGGCCAGTGAAAGAGCTGTTGGTGGTGTACCCCAAGACCAACGTAAGTCTATGGAACAAGATAAAAACGCCGACAACTTACACGGCAAAGAAAAACTGCAGGCTACACTAAACCTCAAAGACAACATAAAAGGAAAAGTAAAACAGACCCTACAGGAGGGCGCGAAAAAACACGTACACGAGACGTCTGCCCACAGCAAGAAGGCTGATGATGGTGTGGTCCGGTTTGTCGAGGACACCCAAAGCTGGGCGAAGGCCCGAATCAAGCAGATGGACAACCAGGCTGACGTATTTGCAGACAAACTAAAAGCGGCTTTCGCCGAACAAAAGCAGCGTGTTCTTAATACGCTTCAGTCACAGAAAAGCTACGAACCGGAAACAAAGTCTCTGGCCGGGGACATATTCGATAACGAAAGTGAGAACGAAATTCTTTCTGACCTTACCCTGCCGTTTATTCAAGACTTTATCACCTCATCCGGACAAGAAAGCATGAACACCGTTGATCCGGCAACCGACTTTACTGTTACCCAAACGGTACAAGATTTTATTGAGTCCCGATCGCAGGATTTAGCCCGGCAGGTAAACAACACGACCCTGAACGGCCTAGAGCGGACACTAAGTGAAGGTATTGCCAACGGTGAAGGACAACGAAAGCTGGCTGATCGTGTCAAAGATGAGTACGACAAGTTTGCTGATTACCGGGCTCGCCGTATTGCTCGTACGGAAACAACTGTAGCGAACAATGAGGGATTCTTGCGCAGTTACATGCAAACTGACGCGGTCAACGCCAAAGAGTGGATTGCGGTAATAGATGACCGGACACGGCCGAGCCATGTAGCGATTAACGGTGAGGTGGTGCCAGTTGAAAAGTCATTCAGCAATGGCCTGATGCGACCAGGTGAACCAAACTGTCGTTGCGTTATTGGTGGTGTGTATAAAGAAGGTCTGTGATATAATATGAGCACAGAACGCAAAAAAGACCGAATTGAGATCTTGAAAGAAATGATTGAGGCCCGACGGTCTAAAATCGGCGGTGGCAAGGCACGGATAGAAGTCAACATGAGTCATTCGAATATCAACATGGAGGTTACGGACATATCGAACCGAAAAATCTAGTCAGAAGTAAAACCTAATAGAAGCGTAACGGTTTAACTACCAGCGCCCCTTACCGGGGGCGCTTTTTTTATTGCTTATGCAGAAAAAAACACAACTTACATTAGATACGAAATCAGTTGATGAGGACAACTATACGGTCCGGGGGGTCCTTTCTACCAACGACAAAGATGCCGACGGTGAGGTGATTGACCAGTCCGGGTGGGTGCTGGAGGACATATTGAAAAACCCGGCGGTTCTTTTCGCGCACAAACAGGACGAGCCACCAGTCGGTAAGATAACCCAAATCGGCTTTAACAATAACGAAAACTTAGAGGGAGAAATTAAGTTCGCAGCTCAAGAGTATGACTTTGCCGAAACTATTTTCCAGTTGTATGCCGGAGGGTACATGCGAGCGTTCTCGGCTGGATTTGTCAATAAAGAATCCGAACGCCGTGACGGTACCCGGGTCCTGACGGAAAATATCTTAAAAGAGGTCTCGACCGTACCAATCCCGGCCAATGCGAATGCCTTGATGAAAGCAAAAGAAAAAGGTATTGACACTGCGCCGGTCGAAAAACACCTCAAAGCCACGGTTGATGCCTTAAGTGTTGGTGATTTGGTGCAGTGGGGATCATCTGGCGGACAGGCTTATGGGCAGGTTGCGAAGATTGCCACCGGTGAGGCGGTATCCGGATCACTTGAACCTGAAGATGTTAGTCATGATACGAGCGAGGACAATCCGGGCGTGATTGTCGAGCTTGTCGAAAGAGACGGCGGTGATGTGATTGGTACCGGGGACACAGTATTCCACCGACCCGATGCCTTGCAAGTAATCAGTGAGGCCGATGTGCCGAAGGGTTTAACTCGTGATTTGCATACAGAACTTGCAAAACTCATTAACAATTTGTCAACTATTTGCAAAGAAGGGCGCGTGTTGTCTGGGCAGAATCGACAAGCGGTTACGCAAGCACGTAACGCTCTAAACGACGTCTTAGACCGGGACGATACGAGTCGGTCTGAAAGCGCTGATAATTCCAGCACGAGTGACGGATCGCCGGAAGGCGAAACCCCTGATGCTGGACAGGGCGGCACAGAAAACGAACAAGAATTAGTTCGTGAAATCAACAGGAAGGTCCGCAGCCTACTTGAAAAAAAGCGGAATATTAAACGTTCTAATTAATTATTAATTATGAGTACAGTTACAAAACAGGAAGACGACCGGGAAACTGAAGAGACAACAGAAGAAGAGCAGTCTGAAGATGAAGAAGTAGAGGTCGATGAAGAAGCGCTGGAGGAACTTCTCGGTGAAAAAGTTGCCGAGAATATCGATGACACAGCAGAAAAGGTAGCAAGCGAGTACATGAGTGCATTAGAAAAGCACTCGGTTGACCGTGCCGAAGCGCTTGGCGAGGACGGAGAGGATAAAAAAAACATGCAGCTTAACAAAGAGGAGGTTAAAGAGTTCCAGCAACGCGTGAAGGAGGAAAAACGCGCCACTTTGCAGACAAGCCTTACCGACCTTAAATCCTTTGTCCAGAAGGATACATCCATCTCCGGTAATTACACCGGGGAAGTACTCCTCTCAGATGTTGACCCCGACATCGGCAGTATCCAGAAGCGTGAACCGTTCATTCGTGAACTGGTTAACGTCGGAACGATTAGTGGGAAAGTCGATGTCTGGCTGGAAGTAACAAACGAGAGTGGCGATCCGGCAACTGTTGCTGAACTGGACGCAATGAACGAAAAGGACTACACGTACGAAGAGAAAAACGCAAAAGTACAGAAGATCGCTGTTACCAACAAGCACTCGCGTGAAATGGCGGAAGACCTGCCATCAGTTGTTACTGACGTCGAGAATGAGCTTGTTGATGATTTGGAACTGGAGATTGATGATCAGATCCTTACTGGCGACGGAACTGGCACCAACCTGACCGGAATTCGTCAGAATGAGACGGCATTTAACGCCGGCAATCATGCCGGGAGTCTTAGTGGTAATGCTAACCACTTTGACGTGTTGAACGTTGCCGCCGGACAGGTAATGAATGCTGACTTCCAGCCGAACTATATCGTGTTGAACCCAGACGATGTTACCGCTATGAACCTAGCCAAAGATGACAACGGCAATTATGTTATGCCGCCGTTCTCATCCAGCGATCGCCAGCGTGTGCGTGGTATTCCGGTTATCGAGAATACCGGTGTAACCGAAAGCGAATTCCTTGTCGGTGACTTCTCTAAGTCCACCGTTAAGGTCAAGCGTGATGTCATGGTAGAAATGACAAATACTGACCAAGACGACTTCGTAAAGGACCGTTTCACGGTCAAAGCTACTGCTCGGCTTTCACACCGAGTCAAGGGTAATGACTACGAAGCGTTTGTTGGCGGTGACTTTAGTTCTGCTAAGACTGCACTGAACACCTAACGTAGACGTTCACACTGACCCTTCCGGGGTCAGCGATGAGTGTCTAATATTACCAGTAACTATTTTCAGCTATGCCTACTATTACCGAACAAGACGGTGGATCATACAAAGCCTTAGACCAGAGCATCAACGCTGGCGCGACGGTGCAGTCCGATAATCTATTTGCCCGTAATTTGGATATTATTCGTGTTTACTGGCGGGAGAAGGGCGCTAATACCGATGCGGAACTGCAGGGTTCATTTGACGGTAGCAACTGGTTTGGTTTACAAACACTTGCGGCTGGTGATAACGGAACCATCAAGCCGGTGTGTGAGTATATACGGCTTGAGGCGACTAACTCCGGTTCGAGTGCAGAAAACAACGTGGTAACCGTCTTTGGCTTAAACTAAGCGTATGTCTTTGGATCCGGTCACAAACTTTGCCGTCATACAAAGCGTAAATGCGCAGGGGGCTGGTGATACGACCATTGAGGTCACCGACACCTCCGTATTACCCGACCCAGACCAGGACGGGGAGTTTAATATGGTCTGGTACAACTCGACCGGACATGATTTGCCCAGTAATGACCCGGACGTGGAGATAGTCCGGGTGACCGGTATTAGCGATCCGGATATTACGATTAAACGGGGACAGGAAGGCACCAAAGCCAGTGATAAGTTCAAAGAAAGCCAGCTCATTTTGGCTCCAACCGCCAAAACAATTCAGGATATCGATAACATTTTAGATAATATCGACAGTGACGGTGACGGTATAGTCGATGCTGCCGACAAACTGAGTGATGCCAACAACGATGTAACCGCGAGTCAGGCTCGTGGCCACATAGACGCAAATAATAACCCACACAGCGTAGCGAAAGGTCAGGTTGGCCTTGGTAACGTAACAAATGATAAGCAAGCTAAATCAGCAGATGTAGACGCCACCAACGGTATTGCTCCGCTGAACGCAAACAAGAGAATTCCGTCGGCAAACCTACCGCCACTTGCAATATCGGAAACGTATGTTGTTGGCAGTGAATCGGAGCAAATCAATCTTGATACTGAAGAGGGTGATGTTGTAAAGCGTACCGATCAAGGCAAAACGTACATCGACAACGGAGGCACAGCCGGTGATATGACTGACTTTACCGAAGTGAGCGCCGATGCACCGGTTGACTCGGTAAACGGGCAAACCGGAACGGTCAGTCTAACGTCTGACGATATTGACGATAGTAGTGACAGCAATAAATTCGTATCGCAAGGTCTGATAGACAAGGTCAGTAACATAGAAAGTAACGCCAATCTTTACGAAAACGAGGAAGCCCAGGATGCAGTTGGAGTAATGGCCGATAGCACGCTGGCCTACGATGATGCTACACCAACCCTTGGTGTAGCCGATAACTCACTCGGTACAACCAAACTCTCTTTTGCTACTGCTACACAAACCGAGTTAGACAACCACGCAAACACCAGTGACGCTCATCACCAACGGTACACCGACAGTGAAGCCAGGAGTGCCGTCAGCCTGC